ATCGCCGATCTGACGAGTCCGACACGCGACCCCATCGCAGGGTTGCCCCGCAATGTGGGCTACATGCGAGGCAAGAAAAAGAAGAAGCTCAAGGGGAAGTACACCTGGAAGGAAGGCCGCATGGTGGGCAAAGAGGGCACGACTCACAGCGGCGATCCTATCCTTCGTCAACGTGGCCTTGGTCAAGGCGGAGTGACGGCGACAGGTCGCACGATCCCGCCGACTCCACCGCCGCCTCGCCAGGCGAGCCAGCCCACGACAACCAACTACCGACAAACGGGCCGCGGTCTCATGCGTTCCATGGACGGCGGATGGGCGTTTGAGACGCGCGAGAACATGCGCAAGGGGCTCTACGAGTTCCAGGACAATCCGACCGCCAAGGTCTCGCCATTGCCCGCGGAGTTCCTGCCCGAGTACCTCGCAGCGTTCTGCGAGGAAGCCTACGAGCATGAGCGACGGGAATGCGCGCACCTTGGGATGCAACCCAAGGCCGATCAGGACTTGCACGACTGGTGGGCGCAACGGGTGTTCGGCGAGCTGCTCCAGTACATGCGGAAGAACAAGGACCTCGCACGCGCTGCGAAGAACACGACCTACAAGGACATCGCGATGATCCTGCGAACCAAGGGGATCGTGCAGCCCGAGAGCAAGAGCTACATCCCGACCGATCGCGACGCCATGACAGCCATGGGCGTGAACGCAGTCGTGATGGGCGAGCGGCTTGAGTACAGCCGCACACGACGGGGCGACTTCGAGGAGCCGCTCGACAAGGCCGTGGGGCTCACGCTGGCTCCCAAGGCATTCACGCCTGCGAACGTGGTCGATGACAGCCGCGATCCCTTCGGGGACGTGGCTGGCCTTCTGAAAGCCCGCATGGCCCAGATTGCTGTGGTACAAGCGCAAGAGTGGCGGCCGAGCGTGAGCCACGATTGTCCGATCCACGGCATGGGCGACTTGACGAAGATGATGAATCTCCAGCACTCATGGGGAAAGTGCGCGTGCAGTTGAATCAATGGCTTTGGCAGATGACATCTTCGGAGCAGCCGCAGCAGCACTGAGTGCTGCGGGCAATCGGCTTGCCAAAGCCTCTGGCAACGGCGACGACGATGACAGGCACGGCCTACCTGGGGATGACGAGGACGTACCCTTCGAGGCCATGCAGGACGCGCTTGTATCGAGCGGGCTAGCAGAGCCGACCGAGGGCAAGCCCCGCGGTTTGTTCCACGACCCGTACTCCGTTGCAGATTGGGGAGGATGGCGGCAACGCCCGACCTCGCTCACGTACGAGACGCTCCGGCAGATGGCGCTCACGCCGATCATTGCGGCGATCATTCAGTTACGAGTGGACCAGGTAGCGCAGTTCGCGGTTCCACAGCAGGGCCCGTACGACCACGGCTACAAGATCGTGCTGAGGGATCGTCGAGACAAGAATCGATCGATGACCGAGGAGGAGCAGACCCAGGCGACCGAGCTAGAGCGGATGATCGAGACCACGGGCTACATGCTCGAGGGCGAGAAGAACTACGACCGCGACAACTTCCGCCAGTTTCTCAAGAAGATCGTGCGCGATTGCCTTGTGTACGACCAGACGTGTGTGGAGGTTATCCGCGACCGCAAGGGTCGCCCGAGTCGCTTCCTCACGTTGCCCGCCGAGACGATTCGTCCTGCCGTGCTCGACAGCGAGCACATGGACCCTGCGGAGAAGCGTTCGCGTGTTGCGTACGTGCAGGTCTACGAGGACACGGTCATTGCGGAGTTCAGTGCGGACGACCTTGCATGGGGTATCAAGAATCCGCGCAGCGACCTTCGAGTGAACGGGTTTGGCTTCTCGCCGATCGAGCAGATGGTGCGCTTGGTAACGGCGTGGCTTTACGGCTTCGAGTACAACCAAAACTTCTTCAAGCAAGGCAGCGCGATCAAGGGGCTCATCAACATCAAGGGCGCGATCCCAGATCGCCAGATGCGCGCGTTTCGTCGCCAGTGGTACACGATGATCAGCGGCGTGCAGAACGCCTTCAAGACGCCCATCTTGAACGCCGATGAAATCCAATGGCACCCGATGCACCAGAGCAATCGAGACATGGAGTATGGGCAATGGATGGATTGGCTGACGAAGATCGTGTGCTCGCTCTTCGGTGTCGATCCCGTCGAAATCAACTTCGTGTTCAGCAGCAGCGGCAGCGGCGGAGCGATGTTCGATCGCAGGCCGAACGAGGCCGAAGTGTCCGAGAGCAAGGACAAGGGATTGCGCCCGCTCATCGAGTTCATCGAGGACTACATCAATCAGCACATTGTGTGGGAGCTAGCGCCGTCGCTGGAGTTCCAGTTCACGGGGCTCGACAGCAAGAGTGAGCAGAAGGAACGCGAAGCCCGCATTGCCGAAGTGCGTGCGGTCAAGACGGTGAATCAGATCCGTGCGGAGATGGACGAGCCCCCTCTCGAGGGCAAGCTCGGCGAAGTGATTCTCGATCCCACATGGCTCCAATGGGCAAGCCAGCTCCAAGCCCAGGAACAGCAGGCCCAGCAGGCAGCCCAGCCCCAGCCAGGGCAGCCGCAGGGACCGATGCCAGGGAGCACACCGCAGGGCACGCCCGAGAACCCGACGGGCGAGCCGCCGCCGCCCGAAGAGCAGGCGCCACCCGATCAGGGTGCAGCCCCGCAGGGTGAGGCTCTCGCCGCATCGCTTGCGCTCACGCGCACGGTGGGCGAGCTGCGGAAAAGTTTGGACGGTGATATGCAGATCCTTGAGATCGAAGTGGGAGGCTGAACGATGGCATTGCGTACGCACACTCAGGTGAGTCTTCAGGTGGGGCTCGACAGTGCCACCGACGATCTCGTGTTCGATCGGGATATCTGCGAGCTGCTCGACACGCTCGACCATGCAGCAGCGCACGTGCTCCTGCTCGAAGCGGGCACGACCAACTACTCGGTGCCGTTCGGGGACGTGGCCCAGGGGCGATTGATCTACATCGAAGGCGATGGGGAGTTCCAAGTGGCCTTCGGGGGCATTGCCGCAACGGCGGCCCAGGTCGATGCAGCAGGAGGGAGCTACCCGACGGGCTTTGCGGGTGGTGAGACTCTCACGCTCGCAGTGGATAATATCGCCACGCCCGTCACGTTCCTTGTGGGGGATCAATCGATCACGGCAGTGATCAACCGCATCAATGCGGCTGTGGCTCTTGCGGGGCTGGCGACACCCGTGGCCTCGAACAATGGGGGTCAGTTGCGCCTCACAAGCCCCACGACGGGTTCGCTGAGCGAGATCGATGTGCAGGGAGGAACTTCGCTCGTCACCCTCGGCTTTGCGGTCACGGACGTGTTCGGGGGTAACGCGACTCCAGGGACGAGCAATGTCTCGGTGCATCGTCCTGCCGATCCGTCGGGGGCGAGTGCTGCGGCTGGCGTGAAGAGCTTCTTTCTCGGGACCATCAAGACGACCATGATTCAGCTCACGAACCCGAGTGCCGATGTGGATCTGAACATGAAGGTCCTCATTGCGGGCGATCTCGTGCTCGAGGTGTGAGGATAATTGGATGCCGCGTTTGAACTACGACGAAACCGTCGCGGGTAGCCACGAAGAGATAGCGTCGCCCTGTGGGTGCCGTCATGTCGAAGGCCAGTACCCAGGTGGCGGACGCTGGTGGACATCGCATTGGTGCGCGGAGCACAGGGCTACCGCGGCTGAGTCGTGGGAGCTGGATCAGGTCTTCTCGGGCACCGCGACGGAGCTTCAGCCAAGCGACGGAGCGCCATGAACGAGAAGACCGAAGAGGATATTGCCGAGGGGAAGGCCGAGGTCCAGTACCGCAAGGGCATGGCAGGCCAGCTCCAGATGCGCGTGGTGCCCCGCAATCGGCATGAGCGACGGGTTGCAGCCCGCCATGCTCGAAGGGCCAAGAGCGCGCTCAAGCGCCAGAAGGCGTCGTGAGCCGCTCCACGTTGCGCGTAGAGGCTCCCGCGGACATGGAGCCCCTCGACATAGCCCAGGCTGTCGTAGGCCCTCAGTGGCTCCTGAAGGCCGAGCGAACGGGTCCCAAGGGGAGCGACCGAACGTTCCAGGACTACGCGGCCATGCGCGAATTATCCAAACGCTGGCAGGCGGCCTACAGGCAGCAGCTCGACAAGATTATCCAGTTGATCCGCCGTTACGTGGAGAAGCACATTATCCTCGGACCGCTCGGCAAGGCCGAAGGCCCCAAGGAGCCGCTGGTTACCAAGCGCCAGCTCGAAGAGCTACGGGGGATAATTGAGGACTACCACCAGGCGTTCATCGCGGGGACGGTGGGCGCCGATGCGATCACGCCGGGGGAAGCGCAACGGCTCATCGATGCAGGCGTGCTCCCCCAGGACCTTGCCTACACGTTCCAGCCCGATGCCAAGGAGCTACCGCCCGAGGCCATGAGTGCGATCGAGCATGCCTACCGCTACGGGCACGTGCTCGCGGCGGCCCGCGGGCTCACCGACAAGCGACGGCGTGGGACCGAGATGACCTACGAGGAATTCGTCGAGGACTACGCGCCCCGCATGCCGCTGACCGATGACGAGCAGCACGCGATCGACTGGCTTGAGCACTCGGCGGCGACCGAGATCCGCGGGCTCGGCAACAAGATCGCGGACAACTTCGCGACGATTGCGATCGAAGCCGATGGAGCGCTGCGCCGTCAATACGTCGGGCTCATTCGCGAGACGATGGAGGAGAACGTGCAGCGTCGTGAAACGTGGCGCGAGCTTGCCTCGGACCTCGGGCACAAGACGGGCGATTGGGCGCGTGACTTCGGGCGCATTGCAGCAACCGAGAAGCAGAAGGCGATGCAGGAGGGGCTCACAACGGGGCTTGTGCGTCGCTTTGGCGATCCGCGCGATATCAATGTGGCAAAGCAACCGAACCCCGATGCCTGTCCTTCGTGCAAAAGGCTTCACCTCGACGGCGGAGTGCCTCGCATCTTCAAGCTCTCGGAGCTGATCGCGAACGGGACGAACGTGGGCAAGAAGCAGGCGGCATGGGCCCCCACTGTAGGCCCCGTGCATCCTTTTTGCGGCTGTGAGCTGATCCACGTGCCCGACGGCATGGCGTTCGACGATGCGGGCAATCTCGTGCCCGAGCACCTCACTCGCGCCGACTACCTTGAGCGCGATCTCCTGAAGGCATTGCCGAAGGAGCCGCCCAAGGCCAAGCACCTCACCTACGAGAACGCAACGCCCGAGCACCTCGTGATCCGCGTGGGCGACCCGCAGGTGCGTGCCGAGGTCGAGAAGGTGGTGGCTGCGACTCCGCCCGAGCTATTCGATCGCAAGGTGGGCGTGACGCTCATCACCACGGACATTCCGCGCGTGCAGAACCCTCTCGAGGAGCACGACTACGCCTACTGGACGGGCAATGAGATCCGCCTGTCGCAAACGTTGCCCTGGCAGATGATCGCTCGCGTGCTGCGGCATGAGCTGGGGCACTCGCTCAACGTCCACCTGATGGGTAAGCTCGGAGGCGTGGAGCCTGTTCGTGCCTGGCACAAGAAGCTCTGGAAGATCGCTCAGGAGGAAGGCTTCGTGAGCGACTATGCTGCTAAGATGCCG